CCCCCGAGGAGATCATGAGGAAGGGAAAGTACAGATACATGGACCCAACGATATCAGTTCATGGAACTACATCTGCGATGGTGATGATGAGATGGATGTGCCTGAGGGCTTGAAGATATACAGGACATGGAGGGGTGGCGACATCAAGAAGGGTGGCAAGATAAAGACCAATGATTTCTCCCGGGCGAGGGGATCTGGAATGAGTGCCGTGTTAATGGCCGCCGAGTCAGGAATTAAAAATGTTGTGATAATGTCATTCGACATAATGGGAGCCCAGCAATGGGAGATGGACACTCCCAGCAGGATACAGAACAACATCTATAAAAACTCGATCAACTATCCAGACAGGGCCAGCATGAAGGCATACCTCAAGTACGAATGGATGTACCAACTTAGACAGATAATCAGGAAGTTCCCCAACACAAACTTCTATTTCATCAATCGCAAGGAATACATAGAGGGCAATCCTTTCCTGCGTTGGTACTTCGATCAACCAAATATAAAGTGTGGCATCTACGCTGACCTACAGAGATGGATCACTGGTTCTCGTGATGACATAAAGTGGAAACAGTTATAAGGTAGTGGTACTACTGGCATCCAGCTGATACACCTTACGCATCTTGACACCCACTGATTGTGCGAACTTCTTGGAATCACAAACACTGCACACATGCTTGTAATCATTTGAGGCACGATCTGGATCCACCTTGCTCTTGGGTCTCATGAATGTCTCCGAACAGGCATCGCATTTGAACACATAGATCAGGTTCTTCCTGTGATAATTGTGCATCGTACCCAGTTTGCTCTCCCTCTTGTGCAACTTCATTGTTTTTAGGGTTTCTATGAACATATTATTATTTAATAAATACGAGTATCATATTATGGCAAGATTAACGATAGACACAGGAACAGTAGGAAATCCAGCTACAGGCGATACTTTACGTACCGCTATGACCAAGGTCAACAGCAATTTCGCAGAAATGATGTCTGGCAACCTTTCATTATCCGGAAATTCATTAGTGAGTGTCGATACCAACGGCAACATCACACTGGATCCAAACGGCACAGGACAGGTGCAGGTAAATGCAGACAGACTAGTGATCACAACAACAAAAACTGCAACTGCGGTTGGAAACACAGGCGACGTAGCAGGATCCATATCTTGGGACGCAACCAACTTATATGTTTGCACTGCGAACTACGATGGTTCAACAATAATCTGGAAAAAGATCACACTAGCGAGTATCTAACATGGCCCAGGAAGTAATAAACATTGGAGCACAGGCTGATGATGGCTCAGGTGATACAATCAGGGGAACTGGCATCAAGATTAATGCAAATTTTACTGAGCTGTACGCGATGCCATTCGCTCAGACATCATTGGGACTTGTTGAAAACGAAATCAGTACAACACAGTCCAACGCAGACCTAGTACTGAAACCATCTGGCTCAGGTAGCATACTGTTTCCAGCAATCAGAATCAATAACAACAACATCGAAGGCACAAGAACAAACGATGACCTAATATTGAGAGCGAACGGATCGGGATCTTTGGTTGTAGACGGAATAGGAATTGCAGGCACGTCAATCACTGCACTCGACTCTTCCTTTGTGAACATCAACGAGAATCTAATAATAGACGGCACATTAAGTTCAGGAATAACAACATTCGGAGGAACGGTCCAGACAGCATCTACGGTAGACGTAGATGAGTTGACTACACTTTCTACACTGACTGTTTCTGGGGTATCAACGTTTGCTGATACAACTACAGTAGACAATCTCACATTCAATGACAACATAATCAGTTCAAGTTCAAACGCAGATATAAATTTAACCCCAGGCGGAACGGGTGTGGTCAATGTTTCTAACTTGACAATAGATTCAAACATAAACTTGACCGATAACGTGATCAAAGTGACAAGAACCAATGACGATTTCGTATTGTCTGCCAACGGCACAGGTTCTGTGCAAATTTCCAAAGTGGACATAAATGAGGGAACCATAGACGACACAGTAATCGGTGGCACAACACCGGCGGCGGGAACATTTACAACTATATCAATAACGAATCCATCTGTGACAGCAGACAAGGTCATCATCACTGATAACAAAATTGAATCGACAGAGACAGATGCAGATTTACAGATCAATGCAAACGGTGGTTCGGGCAATGTTTTAATAAACGGTTTCACATTCCCCAACACAATGGTGGGAGGACAACTGATCAGGACCAACGGAAGCAAAGTGCTGTCGACCCATGTATTTCCGTTCGTGGTAACTGACACAGACGTGCAGGACGCTACGGCGACAATCACAGGCAACAGTTCAGCACAGGTGATCGATACTTTTTCAGTGTCCACGTACAGGAGTGCAAAATACTATATACAGATTTCAGATGCCACAGCCGACAGGTACACAATAATTGATGCAAACGTAACACATAACGGGACGAACGCATTCGTTAGTACATTTGGTGCGGCAACAAATGGTGATGGCGACGGATCTACCATATATGATTCTATTGACCTATCGGCAGACATAAACGGCGGCAACGTAAGACTGCTAGGAACAGTAAATAACACTAACAACCAAGTGATCAAATTGGTCAAAAGGGTAATAAAGGTTTAAAATGGCACAACAGACACTGAACGTAGGATCAAATGCAAACGACGGAACGGGTGATAATCTAAGATCTGCTATGCAGAAAGTGAACGACATGTTCACAGAATTATACCTGTCACCACTATCGGGCGGAGATCTAAGTTTCACTGGCAATGAGATATCTGCGACAAGAACCAATGAAGATCTAGTACTGAAACCATCCGGCACAGGCGCCGTGTCTTTCCCGGCGATCAGAATACAGGACAACAACATCGAAGGCACGAGATCAAACGAGAACATAAATTTAGTGCCAAATGGTACTGGCTCAGTCGTTTTTGGTGCAGTTAAATTCAGAGGCACGACATTGAGTTCAGACGATTCAACAATAATCAATATCAACGATGGTCTTGTGGTAGACGGAACATTGAACGTATCAGGGGCAAGTACTTTGACCGGTGCGGTGAATCTTTCTTCTACTTTACAGGTACCGTCAGGCTTGACAACCCTTTCAACGTTAAGTGTGACTAGCACAACTAACTTAACTACCACTAACATCGATAATCTCACTTTACAGGACAACACAATCAGTTCAAGTTCAAATGCAGATATAAATCTAACCCCGGGCGGAGCAGGTAGTGTCGTGATACAGAATCTAACCATAGATTCAAACATCAACATAACCGACAACGAGATCAAAACAACAAGTTCAAATTCAGACCTTGTTATTGCGCCTGCAGGCACGGGACAGGTAGTAATTGCCAAGGCCGATATCAATGGCGGAACTATAGACAACACAGTGATAGGTGCCACGACAGCGTTGGCAGGATCATTTACAACCCTGAACACAACATCAGCATTCACAATAGACGGGATCACTATAGACGACAACACCATCTCAACAAACGCATCCAACGCCAACCTTGAGCTGAACGGCAACGGTACGGGCACGGTGCTCATCAGCGGATTTGGTTTCCCAACTACAGATGGATCAGCAAATCAAGTTTTGAAAACAGATGGATCAGGCAACCTTGGGTTCGTGACACTGTCATCACCATCCACACTGAACCACTCGGAGATAGGTGACAACAGTACAACAGTGGCGACTTCTGCCACTTCACTGGTAGACAGCTGGTCTAGTGCTTCATACAGGAGCGCCAAGTACCACATTTCGATATCAGACGCAACAAACAGTAGATTTGAGATTGCCGAAGTCAGCCTGATACATGGTCCAAGTGCTGACAGCACAACAGAAGCATTCCTAACTGTGTTTGGAAACACAGGATCTTATTCTGCACCACTATGCACATTCACAGCAGAGATAGATGATGGTAATGTTAGGTTATTAGCAACAAACATCACTAGTGACAGTTGTGTGTTCAAATTCCAAAGAACATTGATAGACCTGTAATAATTACATTAGGTTTATAGAATTACTAATAAATATCTGCAACAAAAAGGATTAATATAACATGGCTAGACAAGGTATCAACATCGGATCAAGTGCAAATGACGGCACGGGTGATCCGTTAAGAACAGCATTTGACAAGATAAACGACAACTTCGTAGAACTTTACGGTACTGACAATGACATCAACACACTTGATGCAAATTTAAACGTAAACACTTTCGCAATAACAACAGGTGTCACAAACGGTGATATAACTGTTACGCCAAACGGCACAGGAAGCATCAAACTAGGTGCAGTAAAATTCAAAGGAACATCAATCAGTTCAGATGATTCAACAATAATCAACATCAACGAAGGATTAGTTGTAAGTGGTACAGCATCAGTGAGTGGTGCATTAAGCTCTTCGACATCTTTGGCTCTAGCCACAGGTGCAACAGTTACAGGTATAGATAACGGTGCATTGGGATCAAGTGCAACACTGTTGGCCACACAAGGTGCAATCAAAACTTACGTTGACGCTCAAGTAACAGCACAGGACTTAGATTTCACAGCAGATGATTCAACAACACTTTCAATTGACTTAGATTCAGAAAGCCTACAGTTCTCTGGTGGTACTGGTATCACAACAGCAGGTACAGGTAACACTGTGACTTTCGCAATAGACGGAACAGTGGCAACTCTTGCAGGTTCACAGACTTTCACAAACAAAGTTTTGACCAACCCAACGATAAACGCGGCGACCATGACTGGAGCAGTTGCAATCGATGGTGTGACAATAGATGACAACTCTATTAAAGCCAACGCCTCAAACTCGGATTTAGAATTAGACGGCAGTGGCACAGGACACACGAAAATACTGGCAAACGCAACAGTGGTAGGAACTCTTAACACAGCGGACATCGCCACAACTGGAACACAAACAATAACAGGACAATTAGATGCAGAAAGTGTTAGGATCAAAGATAACACAATAACAACAAATGCTTCAAATGCCAACCTCGAACTTTCAGCCAATGGAAGTGGTGTCGTAGATGTGAAGAAAGCAATGACCACTGTTGGACAGACCATAACAGGCGACGTAGTCATAACTGGTCAATTTGACATTGACAACCTAGCATTCACAGGAAATAACATCACTGCGACAAACAGCAATGGTGGAATCCTCCTCAATCCTCAGGGTACAGGATCGGTAACGCTTGGTGGTAACACAGTAAACGTTCCTTCGATCTTGACTGCTCACACAGTATTTGTAACCTCGGAAATGAAGTTGGGATCAGCGGCAAAAATTAGCCCAGCAACCACAAACGATGACGTATTAATCGAAGCAAACGGTACAGGATCTGTTGTGTTAGAAGACATATCTATAACAAGCAACAAGATTACCACACACAATTCAAATGCTGACTTAGAATTGAACACAGACGGTACAGGTACAATTGAGTTGCAAACAGCAACAAATGTAACCGGTAACTTGTCAGTGTCAGGTGCATTCATTGGTAGCAGACAAACCATCAGTGGTGCGGGTGCAATTAACCTAACAACATTGTACACTGAGATCACAACAACTAGTGGAGATGCATACACACTAGCAAATGGTGTAATAGGTCAGATGAAAATAATCGTAATGGTTGTAGACGGTGGTGACGCAACTATCACCCCAACTACCTTTGCAAACGGTACAAGAGTCGTAATGGATGCTGTACATGATTCGGTTACATTAATTTATGGTGCTAGTGGTTGGCAAGTAATTGCTTCACGTAACGTAGTCATTAGTTAATAAACTAACAAAAAACACATAGTCCCTAAACAAGGCGTAGATGAAAAAACGTTACAACGACCGTAATAGGCATAAGACCGCACATTCTGAGATACCACGCTTGGAGGAGGCCATACGGCGTGAGCAGGACAGCACAGAACGTGAGACCCTACAACAACAACTGGAACACTGGATTCGTACACAGAATAATACTAGGTAATCGCCAATAAATACCCTTGTAAGGAGTAAGATTAATGGCAACACCAGTGTGGACAACCACGGCAGGTAAAATTGCAACTATAGATGAACAAGTCGCATATTCTCTTCAACTAGAAGCGAACACCAGCGACTCAACGGCCATCGCTTACTCCGTGATAGCAGGGAGCCTACCCGCAGGAATGCAGGTAACATCCACAGGCTTACTGACAGGTACTCCGGCTGAGGTTGCCAAGAGAACTCTTTACACCTTCGTCGTGCGAGCCACGGCCGGTACCACTATCACAGACAGGACATTTTCATTGGATGTGCAAGGTGCAGACACACCTGTATTCACAACAGCATCGGGACAACTACAACTAGATGATACGACCAGCGTTGGTCTGTTCTGGGTCATAGACGGTTCTAGTGTTTCACTGCAGATGCAGGCCACTGACGCAGACACAAGAGCAGGACAAAGTTTAACGTATGAGATTATGCAAGGTTCACTGCCACCGGGAGTGACCATGAGCACCAAGGGTCTGATATCTGGTATCGTGCAACTCACAGACGATCAACGATACGGAGCACGTGGAGGATATGACGGCTCAGGTGATGACGACGAGTTCGACGGAACATATGACAGGACAGTAGACACAAAAAGCATAAGCAAAAATTTTGATTTCATAGTAAGAGTGTCAGACGGAACAAGTTTTGTCGAGCAGAACAACAGCATATTTGTGTACAGTGCAGACTTCTGGAGAGTTTCAAACACAGCGGTCACTATAGATAAAACAGAAATGGATGGTTCCAAACTTACCATGGATTTCAGTGCAAACAGGAGACCTGTCTTCAGGACAGGATCAGACCTGGGTACGTTCAGGCATGACAATGCTGTCGTTATTAAAATAGATGTTGAAGACTTTGATCCACTACAGGCAGACTTAGAGTACTCGATACAGTCCGGAGCTCTACCGACTGGACTTAACATTGATTTGAACTCCGGGGAAGTGTATGGACAATTGGCCACACAATCAGCAGTAGAAGTTGACCACAATTTTACAATCAGAGCAAATAGAGTTGTTTCCACGGGTGTAAATGTATTCACCGATCAAGCGTTTACAATGAAAGTAATCGGTGAGATCGACATAGGTATAGCATTCACGACACCTACAGTCATAGGAACATTGAAGGCCGATATACCAAGCATACTGTCTCTACAAGCAGTGGCCGAGGACACTGACAGAGTGTTGAGTTATACAAAAACTTCTGGAACGTTACCTCCTGGGATTACACTTTCGAGTGAAGGAAATCTGATGGGCACAATAGATCCAAGTGACTTCGCTGATTCAACAAGAGCGTACACTTTCACAGCTTCTGTCAGTGATCAGTACCAGTCCCTGGCAACGGCAAAAGAATTCACGATCAACATAGATATTCCTTATACAAAGATTGAATATGGTAACATGACAGGACACGCAACTTCATTGATCGATCAAAACATATTTTACAGTATTTCACAAGACCCCGATATCAATTCTCCCGAGTATGTGTACAGGCCAGAGGACAATAACTTTGGTATGAAGGTCAAACCGGACATGCTTATGATGTCTGGCTTAGAAGCACAAACACTGACT